CAAGATGTTTTTAGATTTATTGATGAAGGAAGTCGTTTAATAGAAGTAGAAGGAGGAGTAAGTGAAAACGAAAGCACTTCTATAGTAATACAAAAGGCCATTGAAAGAGGTGTTTTGGAGATTGTAAAAATAGGTATTGAAAGAGGATATTGGGAATATGAAAAAACTAGTTAGTTTGTTTTTATTTATGTTTTTTAGTGCGTTTGCAGATGATAATGAAATATATGTAGATCAGGTAGGAGCAACCGCTAGTATAGATCTTGAGCAGCTAGGTTCTGGCAACATCATAGGTGGTTTAAACAGTGCACACGGTTCTATGACAAATTTTGATTTAGACGGCGCAACTATGACATTAGATGTGAACCAAATAGGTAACAATAACAAGATGTTAGGCGATATTAATGCAGCTACCTTTACAGGTATATTTGATTTTGATGGAGATACAAACTCTTACACTATTCAAGTTGATCCTGGTAATGCCAATAGTGCAGATTCATCAAATGTAAATGTGGACGTGGACGGGTCAACTAACACCTTTACACTAGACTTAGCTACTAATGCTTTAGCTAGTAGTGCAGATATAGATACGATAGTGCAAGGTTCTAGTAATACTGTTCATATTGATTTAGATGTTGACTCAGGTACAAACTACATAGATCTTGATGGCGATTCAAATACAGTAGATGTTGTTCAATCAGGCTACGCTGGCGGTTACTTTAAATTAGAACATGATGGTAATACAAGGAGCTTTGACATTGACCAAACATCTACTCAAGACAATGATTGGTTGCGCATTACTTCTTCTGGAAACGCTGGATCCGTGTGCGTACAGCAAAATGACCAGGGCTCAAACGTTGGATGTTGATATAGGAAGTATCACAGAGCTAAACGGAAATACTAGAGTAGTAAGAGACAAGCCATACGAAAGTGAAATTAATTTTTCACTAAACTCTATGGACAAACTAGAAACTGCAGCGGGACGTATGGGTGTAACGTTTAGAGATGAAACAACTATACGTTTAACTGAACATAGCAACGTTGTAATAGACGAGTTTGTATTTGATCCTGATCCCGCCAAGTCAACAATGGCTCTTAATTTTATTAAAGGCACGGGGCGTTTTATATCCAGCAAAAAACCACGTATACCAAAAGATAACATTACAATTCGTACGCACGCAGCCACAATAGGAATAAGGGGCACCGATTTTACAATTACTGTAAAAGAGACGGGAGAAGCACTCGTTATTTTACTCCCTGATGAATTTGGTAATGCTAGTGGAGAGATAACTGTAAATACAGCTCTTGGGCAAGTTATACTAAATAGACCCTATGAAAGTACAACAGTGTACAACTTTGAAACGTCTCCTACACCTGCTGTTATTCTTAATTTAGACATGTCAATGATTGATAATATGTTGATTGTAAACCCACCGTCTGCAGCTGAAGACAGCACAGGTGAAGAAACTAGTGCAAATAATAATGGTATTTTAGATGTTGATTTTCTTGAGTTTGATGAACTAGATACAGATGAACTAGAACAAGATAATTTAGAATATACAGAGCTTGATATAGATTACCTTGCTGCTAATTTTCTTGAAGATTTGTTAGATGTAATACAAGAAGTTGATGAGCTTTCAAAAGCAAGCAGTACATTAAGTGAGCAAGGTGTAAAAGGTACAGCTATAGGATTTGATAGCGATACACAAATTAATACGTTTGTTAATGAGAGCGAAGTTAAATTTATTAGACAAGTAGAAAACAATTTACAACTACAAGTTTCTAAAGAAGGGAGTTATGATATTAGGATAGAACAAGGAGGTAAAACAAACCAGGTAAGTACGAATGGTGGTACTGCCTCTACAATTACAATTAAGCAGGGGAGTTAAATGTACGAATATAAATGTGAAATAGACAGAGTAGTAGATGGAGATACAGTAGATGTAATTTTAGATTTAGGTTTTTCTATATTACATAAGGCCAGGGTAAGGTTGTATGCTGTAGATACACCTGAATGTAGGACAAGAAATAAAGATGAAAAAGCTAGAGGTCTTTTAGCTAAGAATTTTATCTTACAAGCTGTTAAAGCTGGGGAAAAGTTTGTAATCCAAACGCATTTAAAAGATTCTAAAGGTAAGTTTGGGAGAGTTCTTGGCACTTTAGTTATAGATGAACTAAATATAAACGAAGCTTTAGTAGACAACTATTTAGCAGTAGCTTATTACGGTCAAAACAAGAATGATGTAGAAGTATCACATCAACTTAACAGAAACAAACTAATAGAAACTGGGTTGTTTACACCTGTAACTTAATCTAAAAATTTTGATAAAACTATAGAGCCCAATATAAATGGGTATACAGCCCATATCATGTTTTCTAGTTTTTTAAATTTAGCAGAACCTTCATCGAGTCGTTTTTCGATGTATTCGTATCTGATTGCACATTCTCTTTCGTGTGCTTCTATTTTTGCAAAAGATTCTTTTACTGTTGCCATAATAATTACCTAAGCTTTTCGTCCGTTTCGATCTCGTGGAAAAGATCTGTTTTTGCTTTTGTTAACAACACGTAAGTTGTAAGGGCTGTTGTTCATTGGATTACCATCTACATGATGCACATCGTTATTGTCACCTTTACGAACTTGACCATTACGAAGCGCTGCACGTCTAACTTTGTTACGCATTGCTCTTCTTTTCTTTTGTTCAGGAGTGCCTTGATATTTCCTGTATTCTTCTTTGTAATTACGTCCCATTATTTACCAACCTTGTTCATTGCTTTTTTATGAGATTCAGTGAACGTAGAACCGCGGTTCATCATAGTAACCATGCTTTTTATATGTTTAGCAGTATGATGCTTTGCATGTTTTTTCATTGCAGTTTGCTGGCGTTTGTTTAAAGAAGAAATATTTACACCTTTTATTTTTGCCATTACTTACCAACCTTTTTAAAATCATGTTTAAGTTCATATTCTATCTTAACAGATTTTAATTTATTTAAATAAAATAATGCTTTATCTAAATCTTCTATTTTATTTTTACTTGGATATCTCCATAAGTATTTTAATACATTTCCACGCAGCCAGCCTTCAAATTGTTCTGCAGACATAGCAGATTCAATAGCGTCTATACATTCAATGGGCCCCTGGTCAGTGTAATGTGGGGGATTGTTTACAAAGTCAGTCATTTCTTTTTCCATTTGTATGCAAGCAATGTTGTTGTAGTATGTTTACCCAGTCATTAATATGTATGGATTTATCTATAAATTCTTCTTTAGTATAAGTATTTACGTCTTCAAAGCTTGAAGTTAATTTGATAATTCTGTTTTCGCATCCTGCAATAACGTACACAGGGACTTGGTTTTTAGATTGTGATGTAAGCCAAAGTTCTTGTTGTTTAGATAAACCAAAATTAATTTTAGAAGTATCTTTTACAGGTAACACAGGTTTGTATTTGTATTCTACAAACGCCGAAGCGGCTGGCCCACTGTAGTAAGCGTCAGGCACACCTCCATGATAAGGATCGTTTATTTTCCAACGGTAGACCTGGCTAGAAAGTTTCTTATGTATTTTATTAATAAATTGACTTTCGTTCACCGCATAAGAATAACATAAAAGAGGGGTTGTACACGAGTAATTGGTTGTTTTTATGATGTTTTACAATTACTTATCTCGCCGTGTACTTCCCCTCTCGCAAGCACTATTTACTTAGTAGCAGGTTTTTTGACCGCTTGATAAACAGCTTTCGCTTTTTCATAGTCTTCATCGTGAACCCATCCTTGATTCTCGACAGAGAGATTATGAAACTTTTGACCAGCACGGTTTTGTGTAGAAACAGAAGCTAACTTCCATAAGGAAGAAAACCTATCGCCACCTAACTGTGCTATTTGGGTGTTCCACTCTCGTGATACACGTAACTTAGATGAAGAAAAATCCATTTGAAACGGAGTATTTATAAGTTCTCCTGTTTCAGAATCTTTTCTCATTAGTAAATGACTATGAGTTTGTATTACTTCAAAGTCATCGGCACTACCAGATTGTTGTTCTATAAGTGCGTCTGCTTCAGTTGCTGAAGCACAAGTACCTACTAAACCTCCACCTTTGTCCCGTTTACGCCACACAACAAATTCGTCATTGAAATTAATATTCAAGACATAAATCTCTTTGCCGTATAGCTCGTTAGTTACTGTATTTAACAACAACCCAGGCTCAGCTCCTTCAATGTACGCATCGTTGCTTTTATCAA